ACCTATTTGCCAGTATTTGCAGCAGACTATGCAGGTATCAAAATTTCAGCAAGAAATAACGATCCTAGTAATACAGCAGCTCTTACCTATTTTTATGGATCTAAAGACTAATTAAAACCTTTTCTAAAAAAGTGGTATAATAGCTTTATAAATAACAAGACAAACATTCAAACACTCGTGCAACAAACTACAAAAATATCAAAAAATACACAAAACTGGAATCAGTATCCGGCAGGCACAGCTAATGTGATTGCAATAGAAACGATTAAAGATTTTGGGGTATTGCGAGGTTTAAGTAGACAGAGTTAAAGAAAAATATTAACTATGAAACGAAAAACCTCGAACCTAAAAAATTCGAGGTTTTTTGGTTTAACATGGTGCGGTAGCTCAGTTGGTAGAGCAAAGGACTGAAAATCCTTGTGTCGCTGGTTCGATTCCAGCCCGCACCACCAAATTGGAATATAGCTCAATTGGTTAGAGCATTCGCCTGATACGCGAAAGGTTATAGGTTCGAGTCCTATTATTCCAACCAGTTCTTTAAATACATAGGTGTAGTGCAATGGTAGCATGCCGGTCTCCAAAACCGTTGATGGAAGTTCGAATCTTTCCACCTGTGCAAATTTTCTAAATTATAGTATAATAGCTATTAATTAGAAATCAGGTCTTTGACATGTTGGTTATTAAAAATTGTCCTGTGGTGTAACGGCAGCACGTCTGGTTTTGGTCCAGAAAATTGAGGTTCGAATCCTTGCGGGACAACGCAAAAATATATCGCGGGGTGGTGGCAGATGGTCAGCCCGCCAGCCTCATAAGCTGGAGATCGTCGGTTCGAATCCGGCCCCCGCTACTAAATTGCGATATTGGTGTAAGGTCGTTCTCATGAGACGATTAGGTAGATATACCCCTGAGAGGTTCGAATCCTCTAATCGCAACCCGGATCCATGCACGTCGAGCACAAACCAATTGCTCTTCAGGTAGATTTGCATGGATAAACAACCCGTCACGGTATACCCACAGGGTAGGAGTGAACTGAAGAGAAACGGTCCTGTAGTTAATCGGCTATAATATCGCCCTGTCACGGCGAAGTGCCGGGTTCGATTCCCGGTGGGACCGCAACGAGTAAGAGGTACTCGGAGAGATTGGTCACATTCTGTAAAAAAGTGATGGTGGTAAAAAAATCCTCGACCTAATGAGGTATCGATTCGGACTAACGATAGCAAGATCCTGCATCGCCGACGTAAGGATTGACAGGTTTTTATGTGGTAAGACACTAATGAAAAAGACCTATTGTATTGGGGGTAGCTATCTGGGCTATCAAACAGCAGTAGGAGATATGGTTCTCGAAACAGTCAGAGAAACCCGTTAAAATCTAGTTTAGCAAATCTCACTAAGCGAAACTTGGCCCGTTAGTCTATCGGTTAGGACACGCCCCTTTCACGGGTGAGAGACGAGTTCGATTCTCGTACGGGCTACCTTCGCAAGTAGAAACTGTCGGCCGCGTAAAGGTGCCGCTACTTTAAAAGTCAGTATTTGCCTCCTTAGCTCAGCTGGTAGAGCAACTGATTTGTAATCAGTAGGTCGCTGGTTCGATTCCGGCAGGAGGCTCACATCATATCAGGGTCGAGCCGTATTGTGCCATGATATGAAATAGACTTGAGAGGATTAGAGACGGCCGTGACTACCTCAAGTCGAAAAATTAAATGGTGTCTTGGTACGCTCTGACGAAAGTTAACGACAAGGTCTCGGTAGGCGGTTCTAGACCGATCCTACCCATTTGCGGGAGTAGCTCAGTTGGTAGAGCGCAACCTTGCCAAGGTTGAGGTCGCCGGTTCGAACCCGGTCTCCCGCTCCAAGTGGATCAAACGTGTAGTAACCACAGGCGCGATATCCGCCACTACACTCTAAGCGAGTATCGTATAACGGTTATTACTCCAGCCTTCCAAGCTGGAGATCTCAGTTCGATTCTGAGTACTCGCTCTAACTGGTGGCTCCCTTAATGGTTCGAGGCCGACCTCAAGCATCAGTGATACGCCATACAGGGGGCGAAAGCGTATCAAACTATCGGGATATAGCGTAACCAGGTTATCGCGCCTGCTTTGGGAGCAGGAGGCTGGAGGTTCGAATCCTCCTATCCCGACCAAAAATATGCCATATCGCAGTAGTTGGAGAGACTGGACGGTCTGTAAAACCGTTGACTTACGTCTGAATAGGTTCGAATCCTATATATGGCACAATGTAATAAGTCCAGGTTCGAGTCCTGGTAATAGCATAATTGGCAATGCGTCACGTGGAGTGAAGATTTGGGTTCGAGCCCCAGTATTGGTGTAACAGGTAGCACAATCATCTTATTGGACCTTTAGCTCAGTTGGTTAGAGCAGCGCACTCATAATGCGAAGGTCTCAGGTTCGAGTCCTGAATGGTCCACTTCAGGTATTTTTGTACCTGGTCTTAGATAAATAATCAAAAGACTAGGACAAAAATGCCAAGAAAACAACACACACATCATTACATCTATAAAATAATATGTAATGTAACTGGAAAATACTATATCGGAATGCATTCGACTTCTAATTTAGATGACGGGTATTTCGGTAGCGGTAAGGTTCTGAAGAGATCCTTAAATAAGTACGGAAAGAAAAACCATTCGATTGAAATCTTAGAATGGTTTCTTGATCGAAGTTCTCTAAAAACCAGAGAAGCCGAATTGGTTAACGAATCTTTGGTATCAGATCCTCTATGCATGAACTTACAACTAGGCGGAGGCGGCGGATTCGTTAACGAAGATCACCTCAAAAAATGCTCTATTGCTGGAGGCAACGGTCATTCAAGCCGAATGAAATTTGATGATTTATACAAACATCGAGTATCAAATACAGCTAGAGAAACAATGAAAACTCTTCACAGTAAAGGTTTGTTGAATAACTCCAGCCGGTTCTCCGGGAAAAATCACACAGCTGAAACTAAATTAAAACTGAGCGAACTTGGTAAAAATTACATAGGCGAAAAAAATTCTCAATTCGGTACACGTTGGATAACAAACGGCGATATTTGTATCAAAATCAAAAGTGGAGAATCCATACCTAATGGTTGGAAATTCGGTCGAAAATAATCGTTACTGACTCAAACTTTTTTTAGGCCACTATTGGTATAATAACCCTAAATAATAATAACATGACACGTACAACATTATCAAACACGGCAGAGCGTTTAATGCAATTGCCAAAGCAGATCCAAGAACTCCAAGTAGAGATATTAAGTCTCACTAATGAGTCTAATCGAATTAGCGAATCAATCTCTAGTATTGAATCAAAGATTAAAACTGCCATCAATTCTGAAGTTGATGCAAACGGTAAAAAAGTTTATTCAAATGCGGAAGCTCGTGAAGCTGAATTAATTGAGCGTACTCAATTTAACTCTGAACTAATTGAACTTCGTAATGAACATGCGGATTTAAACCGGATCAATCAAGAAAAGAAAATTGAAGTTGAAGCATTAAGTAATGAACAACGTAATATTCGTTCAATTCTGTGGTTCTTTGCTGGACACGATGACCAATTATAATTAAGTTAAACTTTATATATTAAACCGGTTCACCTGGACCGGTTTTTTTATGTGAGATAAATAGAATAAAGTAATTAAAATAGGATGAGTACTACCCCATTTGCATATAATCCAAGTCAGTCTACTATTGCTGGAACAACAAATTTAGTTAATTTATCAATAGGAACAACTGACCAGCACTATGGCGCTAATCCGGGTGGGTTAACTTGGTGGATGGGGCCAGAAGATACAACCGGTTACCTAATTTGCAGACCGGTACCTGCTGGAAATCAACCAACTCAAATGGGTGCAATTGGAACAGTTCGATTTGCTAGAAGTACTGCTAAAACTGATCAATCATTTTTGGAACTGGCTAATTATATTAAAAGAGATCTAGGCGGATTGCCTAATCTAGCAAGCGCATCAGCCGCTCTTACTTGGTTAAATGATAATGGTTATTGGACTTCATGGGTTCAACCATATATTGCAGGTTTATATAAAACAACATATAGTGGATATTTTGCAGATAATGTAAGTTTCTTTGCAACCGCAACACCACAAGCATTTGGTGCAAATCCAATTACATCAGTTCAAACAACTACAATATCAGAACCTGGAACTGATGATGGATCTTCATTTAGTTGCCAATGGTTAGGTTATTTTAAACCAACTACTTCTGAAACTTATACATTCTTTACCTCAAGTGATGATGCTTCGTATATGTGGATTGGTGCAAATGCTCAAACTGGTTTTACGACAGCCAATGCAACGGTTAATAATGGTGGATTGCATGGAACAACTGAAAAATCGGGATCAATTACATTAACTGCTGGAGTTTATTATCCAATTAGAATACAGTTTGGAGAACTAAGTGGTGGAGATGTTTTAACGTTTAACTATTCAACTCCAACTATTACAAAAACAACTAATGTTACTGGACTAGTTTTCTATAATTCAACAACTAATAACTTCTAATAATTAAATATTGTGGTATATTAATACCATGATGAATGAATTCCAAAAGTATGCAATGAGCGAGCACGGGGTGTCCTCATTGAAATTAGATTATTACGGTAAACACGTTGAGTCATCCATGACTCCTTATATCTTAGAAGAACGTGAGTTACGTGTTACCCAGATGGATATTTTTTCGAGGCTCATGCGCGATAGAATTCTTTGGGTTGCTGGTCCAGTAAATGATTATATGTCAACTATTGTACAGGCTCAGTTAATGTTTCTAGATTCAGTTGATGGTACTGATATTACAATGCACATTGATTCTCCAGGCGGATCAGTTAAATCTGGACTTTCAATGGTAGACGTAATGGATTATATTAAAGCTGATATCCGAACAGTAAATACTGGAATGGCTGCATCAATGGGATCTATTCTCTTGGGTGCTGGCACAAAGGGTAAGCGTAGTTCCCTAAAGCACTCAACCA